AAGGCCAAGACGGCTGCCCGTGCCAAGGCTCCCAAGATCCTCAACGACTGCAAGTGCGGATGCGGCGAGAAGGTCGGCGGCAACTTCCGCCAGGGCCACGACGCCCGTTATTACAGCATCCTCAAGAAGGTCAAGGCGGGTGAGATGACGTTCGCGCAAATGCCACGCTTGATGCAGCAGGAGGCGCGGGATGCGGCGGGCGTCAAGCGCATTCTCGCCAGCAGCAAGCACTAACGACCATGTTCCCCGCGCCTCACGACCTGCTCGATTTCGTCGCTGCCGTGCTGCTCGTCATCTGGGTGCGCGACGACGTGCGGGCGTGGCTGAGGCGCAGGCGTCGTAAACACACCTAGTTGACAGTTCGCGAGGCCGTGTGGTACACTCGAAGTTGAGCCGGACCAAACGGTCTCACGCCCGGCGCTAGCCAAGCCTCCCAGGTGCGGCTAGCGCCAGGCATCGAAATCGCAGGGTACGACTCCGATGCCAGGGCGGGGTAGATAGCCCCCACCACGACAGCGCTAGCGCCAGAAAAAGAAAAAATCTTGTCTACCGGTATAGCCCGGTAGACCGTATACAGGGAGACGAGACATGCCAAGAGACGACCGCCGGGACGACAGTGGTAAGTTCGCGCACATCACCGGCAGCTACCGCGTACCGTATTTCAGTAACGAGCCGTTAGAGAAGCACATCGAGTATAAGACATCGACTGTCGATATGCGGGAGTTGGACATCATGTTCGACCAGCACCGTAAGCTGTTTGGCTGGAGCACGAAGTCTGATCTATACCGCGAGCAAGGATATCTAGGCAAGAAAATGATTATCGAGGCCATCGCGGACCCTGACCCCGAACTGCTCGAATTGTTCCAGCAAGAAGAGGAGATGCTAAAGATCGTCAAACGGCTGCGCCGACATCAGCACGTGGAACGCGTTATTCGGGAGATGGACGAAACGATTAGGGAGCTAGAGGCGCGGCGGGATTATGGTGCAATTCGTAGAGCGCTGACTGACATCAAGGCCCTAATAAAGGACACCAAGGACGCGGTTCTCCACCAAGCGATGCAGCAGGAGTTCGATAATCGCTGGGAGCGGCTATGGCAAGACCTAAACCGTGGCGCTAGATTGCCAGTAGATTGACGCGTTGGCAACGGGTATGCTAAACTAGCGCCATGCTCGACATCGTCTATAGCGCGTACCAGGCCGAAAACACCGACGTTCTGGCGAAGATCTTGAAACTGTACGCTTGGCCGGGTGCTCGATGCCTAGACATGACGTACGGGCTAGGGGTTTTTTGGAAGCGGGCGGCTGGTTATGAAGTGTGGAGCAACGACATTGATAAGGATAAGCCCGCCGACTACCATTACGATGCCCGAAACACCGAATTTGACGATGCGATGTTCGACGCCACGATCGTGGACCCCCCGTATGCGGTCAAGAAGGCAGGCAGGCACCACAAGGGTTCGCTATGGGCTAAAGAGAAGCGTCCGAAGGGGGACAGCTACTTGCTGAACACCAATGCGTCGTACGGGGGAACGGGCGGGCGCGAGCACGCCGCGCATGACCGGTTCGGAATAGTCAACGCCCATATGACGGCGGGCGAAAACATCGAATTGTACTTGGCAATAGCTAAGGAAGCGTACCGGGTGCTTAGGCCCCGATGCGTGTTGATTCTTAAGACACAGGATAACGCCACTGAATATAAGCTCCCGATATTGATGAAGATTACCGGGTTCCGGCTCGAGGACCTATTCGTCGTTGTTCAGAAGGGCATTCCGCCGTGGGATCCGAAATGGAAGAAACAGAATCATGCTCGCAAGAACCATAGTTATTTTATTGTGCACAGGAAAGTATGATAGCTGCACTACTGCCCCCGCCAGCGGCTCTCGGCATGCCCGAGAAATTCGACCGCTGGCGTCCGGGGCAGGCCGAGGCCGTACTACGCGCCTTGGACTCGCCCAAGCGCTTCGTGGTCCTCGGAATGCCAACGGGCTTTGGCAAAAGTTTGGCCTACATGGCGGCATCGGTATTGGGTGACGAGCCGACCGTGTTCCTTACCAGCACCAAGGGCCTGCAGACGCAACTTGTTACTGACTTCGGCCCAAGCGGGCTTGTTGACATACGGGGTATGAACAATTACCCGTGCAAGGAGGCGAACGCCAATGGCCGTTTGTTCGGTAGAGAGAATCCTGTTGCCTGCGACGAGGGGCCTTGTCTTGCCGGATGGAAGTGTCATCTTGCTGACGGTGGATGCGATTACTTCGATGCCCAAAAGCTTGCGAAATCGAGTAGGCTCACTGTCACTAATTATGCGTACTGGATGGCCGTCAACGGACAGTTCAGGGGGCAGGCCGACGATAATAGTGCCCGCCCCCTTGGAAAGCGTGGCCGTCTCGTGCTTGACGAGGCTCACGCATCAGTTGATGAACTCGGAGACTACCTCGCCGTTGAGATTGGACATTGGGAAATTGAGGGAGTCCTTGGACGAAATTTCCCCGAATCCCAGGCTATGGAAGGATGGCGGACATGGGCAAGACACCTAGCAAGCGAGTGCGAACAGCATCACGAACGGTTAGGCAACGAGATACGGCTAGGCGTGTCGAACAATCGCCGGTCGCTGAGCCGATTACGAGAGCTACGGGACCTGGGCCGTCGCCTCGACGCCATCGCGAAGACGAGCGGCCAGGACTGGGTGATGGAAGAGGCCCGCGACAGGAGGGGCAGGCGTGTCGTGCGTTTCGACCCGGTGTGGCCGGGCGCTTACGCCGAGTCGTCATTATTTCTGAATGTCCCAAAAGTTGTACTCACTTCCGCCACCATCAGGCCGAAGACTTTGGAATTACTTGGGGTCCCGGAGGGCAGCTATGAGTTCCTGGAATATCCCTCGTCCTTTGATGTACACCTTCGTCCTTTCATATGGGTTCCTACTGTACGAGCACGGCACGACATGGACCCGTCGCATGCAAGAATGTGGGTCGCCAAAATCGACGCAATACTCAGAACAAGGGGGGACCGCAAAGGCATCATCCATACCGTTAGTTACGCTCGCCGAGATTACGTGCTCAGGTACTCCGAGTTCGCGCGACATATGCTCACTCACGATACGGGGGGAATACAGCGAACTGTTGAAGCCTTTCGAGAGTCCGGGCCGGGGACCGTACTGCTTTCGCCTAGCGTCGGCACCGGATTCGACTTCCCCGGAGCCGACTGCCGGTTCCAGATCATCGGCAAAGTCCCGTTCCCCGACTCCCGTTCCAAGGTGCTGCAGGCCCGACAGGAGCGGGACCCCGACTTCTTCGCCTACGTCACCGCCCAGAATCTTGTCCAGATGGCAGGCAGAGGAATGCGGAGCGCCGACGACTGGTGCGAAACGATAGTCATCGATGATAACTGGCAGTGGTTCAGTACCAAGTACAAGTCCTTTATGCCGCAGTGGTTCAGAGAGGCGTGGCAAAAGAGCGTGAACGTGCCGCCGCCGCTGCAGTTGACGGCTCGCTCGCGCTAGTGGTACAGTACGTGTGTGACGGGAGCGCTGGTGTCGTAGTAGCGCCCACCGTAGTTTACAAAAGGAGAAAACCGATATGGCAATACAGAAGAAAGCGCCACCGGCCTCTGCGCGCCCGGCTCAACGGGCGGCAGCCCCGGCAGGTGCGGCAAGGCCCAATTCCCATGGAGCGGTTCAACAGTACGCGTCCCTCAATCCCGAGGACTACACGCAGGGCGGGCTGCTCGACGACGTGGACGTGACCGTCGCCTCGGCCCGGTTCTGTGAGTGGGACTACAACGGGAGCATCGACCATCCGGTGCTCGCGCTGTGCGTGTCCATCGACTATACCGATCCGGCCACCGGCAAGCCCGCACAAGCCGACCAGTATTACTCGGCAGGGGAATTGTCCCGGTTCATACCCTCGGATGACGGCACCCACGCCGTGGCCGTGGCCGGGGCCAAGGGCCTCGCCGGTGGCACCAACGCAGCCCTGTTCCTCCAGTCGGTAATCGACCAGGGGTTCCCGGTTGACCGCTTCGGCGACGGCGACGTGAGCGCCTTGGACGGGTTGGTAGCCCACATCAACCGCGTGGCCCAGCCTAAACGAGGTGCCCAGATCACGGGCAAGACCCAGTCCGGGTACGATGCGACGGTAGCGCTGGTAACAAAAATACATAGGATGCCGTGGGAAACGGCCAGTACTGTCCCAAAAGGGGGAGGGAGGCTGTCGCCCGCGCCATCGAGAGGGACATCGACCGCGCGGTCCGCGCCTACTACTTCTCGTACGGCGGCCCCGCCCCAAGACCCAAGTGGTGACGCCGATATGCGCGAGGAAGCCGCTGGCATCCTTCTCGCCGTGCTCCAGAACAAGGGCGGCAAGGTCATCAAGACGTCAATCCCGCCCGGATCATTCAAGCTGCTTGCCGGGAACCCGAACCGCAGCGAGATCCTCAACCTGCTGGCCGACGATGAGTTCCTCGGCGAGGCGGGCGCGGACTACGGCTGGGAGTTCGACGGGCAGACGGTCTCGGCAAGCGCCTAGCCGTGAAAGTCGTGGAGCTAGACCCGGAGAACCTCGAATCGCTGGCAGTGCGCCAGGGCGGGTATCGTTCTCCGGGTCCGGCCCACGTCAGCAACGTCATACGCTCGATTGAGAACGCCGTACTCAAGCCAGGGCAGCGGAGGCCGTACGATGAGCTTACCAAGGACGAGAAGCGCCGGATGGGGAACTACACAAGCGGGGGATGGGCCTGGGAGGAAATCATCCGCGAGGGCATCGTACGCGCGGGGGGCGGCCCACTGTATGGCGACCGGTTTATCAGTCCCGGCGAGCTTACTCTCGACGGCATACACGGCACTCCGGACTGGCTGGACGCTGCTGATTGGTGCCTTGAGGAGTTCAAGTGCACCTGGCGGTCATCTTCCAGGCCGCTCGACCCGGACTTCTGGCACTGGCTCGTCCAGATCAAGGCATACTGCAAGATGCTTACTTGCCAGTGGGCCAGGCTTCGCGTATTTTATGTCAACGGCGACTACCGGGAATCCGGACCCCAGTATCGGCCCTATCGTCTTGAATTCACTAAACTAGAGATCGATGACAACTGGAAAATGCTGACCGGCCATGCCCGGTCGAAAGGTTGGATAAAATGATACCAGTACGGAGGCAAGTGGCGCAGCGACAAGTAAGGGGTAACGTGTACGAGCAGGCCGGATTCAGAAGGGCTAATGACGCGGTCAAGAAGCGCCTCATAATGGCGATCGACGGGCGCGAGAAGTCGGGCAAGTCACACTTTGCCCTCAGCGGCCCCGAGCCGGTCGGCGTCATCAACCTTGACATCGGCCTCGACGGGGTGGTGCAGAAGTGGCAGGACGACAAGGAAGTGTGGGTGCAGGACGTGAAGGTTAGCATTCAGGACTTGAAAGAGCTTACGCCGCAAGCGGCGGCGGGGGAGGCGGACCGTGCATACTCGGCAGTGGTTAAAGCGTATAAGGCGGTACTGGGCGAGGCTCGTACCATCGTTTGGGACAACGCGACAGAGATCTGGGAACTCCTCCGAATGGCAAGGTTCGGTAAGCTGGACCACGTTAAGCCTCATCATTACGGTCCGGTCAATGCGGAGTACCGTGAACTCCTCCGAATGGCGTACGATCAGGACCGTACAAATCTTATCCTGCTACATAAGATGAAGGACGAGTACATAGACGACAAGCGTACGGGCGCGGTCAAGCGTGCCGGTTTCGCCGACACGGGATTCCTGGTGCAGGTCAACGCCCTGACGTACCGCGAGCCGGGCGTGGACGTGCCCGACTGCTTCCGGCTCCAGATACAGGACTGCAGGCAGAACGCGGAACTGGCGGGCGTGGAGTTCAGCGGCAACGACTTCAATTTCCAGACGCTGGCGATGCAAGTCTTCCCCGGTAGCAAAGAGGAGGAGTGGCTATGAGCGAGTTTCAGGACCAGGAGTTGACTTGCCAGGACTGTGGCGCACCGTTCACTTACACGGCGGGCGAGCAGGAATTTTTCAAGATGAAAGGATTCACGCCCCCGAAAAGGTGTAAGCCGTGCCGCATAAGCAACCGGCAGGAGAAGAACCGGCAGCGGGCGGAGCGCAGTATGCCGGACGAGCCACGTACTGGCAGGCGGGAGAGGCGATGAACCGTACGGAGTTATACCGGCTGCATTCGCACTTGACTGGCTGTGCGAAGTCCCTCATGCGGCTAAAGAACCGCGACTATGGCGAGAACGACGACCCGTTCCGGAACTTCCGGGCGCACGGCCTGCTGGGCATACTCGTGCGCCTTCACGACAAGCTGGCCCGGCTGCAGACGTTCGTTGAAACCGGCACGCTTACGGTGAAGTCCGAGCCGGTAACCGACTGCGTGCTCGACATCATCAACTATTCCATCCTGTTCGAGGGGTACAGACGCGATGCTGACCGAAAAGGAAGTACTGGCAGAGATACGCCGGAGCCGAAACCTGCATGGTCCTTTGAGCAAGGACCTGTCCCGCTGCTCACTCATACTCGCGCGGGAGACGCTCGAAGCGATTCAAGAGGCGCACGACGCGGAGAGGCAGCCCAGGCTTTCTACTCAGCGGCAAAGGACGCTGCTGAATTTGCGCACGGAATTGGTTCAAGTCGTCGCGGTAAGCGCCCAGTGGGTGGCAAACATCGACGAGCAACAAGAAAGGGAAAATCATGAGTATGATAAAGCCCATACTGATCATCCAGGGCGCACAGTGGGGTAGCGAGGGCAAGGGCATGGTGGCGGCGGCACTGTGTGAGCGCCGGAAAGTGGACTACGCGGTACGGACCGGGGCCGTCAACGCCGGGCACACGGTTTACTATAAGGGCAAGAAGTACGTCAATCAGCAATTGCCGACGGGGTGGGTAAACGAGGGCACCGAATTGGTGATCGGGCCGGGTGCCCTTATCAACCCGCCGATATTCTTCGCCGAGATGAACATGGTGCGCGAGGCCGGATTCACTGGCCGGATACTCGTTGACCATCGAGCCGGAGTTCACCTGGACAGCCATTCCAACGCCGGGAAATACTCGAGCAAGCATTACCGCATCGGGGCTACGGGTAAAGGGTGCTCGTTCGCATTAGTTGACCGCATACAGCGCAACCCCGACTCGATGCTGTTCAAGGACATACCGCTGCGGCCCCCTGAGCCGCTGGGCTGGCAGTATGCCGATACGGTTGAAGTGCTGAACCGGGCGCACGATGAGGGTGAGCAGATTTTGCTTGAGGGTACTCAGGGCACCCTCCTCGATCTTTATCTTGGGCCATACCCGTACACGACGCACAAGCAATGTACGGCGGCCCAGTGGGTCGTGGAGGCCGGACTGTCACCAAGCCTCGAGTACGAAGTAGTGCTAGTGGCACGAACTTTCCCGATTCGAGTCGCAGGGAACTCCGGCCCCATGGCCCAGGAGATTGACTGGCCCACGCTCGCCCGCGAAATTAACGAAAAGTTGATACTGAGCGGGCGGGAACCGCTGGTAGCGCCGGATGCGATTGCCGACTTCGTGACTGCCACGATGTCGTTCCCGGAGTCGCGGTACTCGTCACGGGAAGTATACTTGAGCGAGGGCAACCGTGACGCGTGGAACGCCTGCGCCCCGGTGGTGCGCGACGAGCTTGGTAAGCTGTTCGAGTTCACGACGGTGACGAAGAAGCTGCGGCGGGTGGCGAGACTAAGTATTGAGGATTTGAAACACTCAGTGATGGTCAACCGCCCGGCATGGGTAGCGCTGACGTTTCTAAATTACGAGTTCCCGGAAATATGGGGCATGACCAAGCGTACTGAGAACCGGTCGATGCGGCTAGCGAAGTATATCGTAGACCTGGAGATGGAACTTGGAACATCAGTGAGGGCGTATACCACTGGGCCATATTCGGACAATTTCCTAGAGTGCGTAGGAACGTTTGACCCGGAATGATACTCGTTGACGACCGTATCGGGAGCGCTGACCTCATTGGGCACCTTCGCCACTGGGGCGTCGCTTGTGAGATGGAACGGTTAACGTTTGGGGATGCGGCGTTCGCGGGTAACGGCAAGGATGGGCCGGTAGCCATCGGCGTAGAGGTGAAGAAAGTCCATGATGCGCTTAACTGTATGGGAGATGGGCGTTTCGCCGGTCACCAGTTGCCCGGCTTGGTTGCCACGTATGACCGCGTATGGCTGGTTGTTGAGGGCCTCTATCGACCGGACTTCAATACTGGGCTTCTGCTTGCGGGAGGAAAGCGACGCAGGGAAGTTGCACATGGTTCACGCCGCTTCATGTACCGGGACCTGGATTCATGGCTCACTTCGATGGAAGTTATGGCGGGTATTCGTGTTCGACGCGTCACCGATCGGGCCGAGACAGCAAGGGTCGTGGCGGATTTGTATTCTTGGTGGAATAAGGGGTGGGGCGACCACAAATCCCATCTCGCGCTCCACGACGCGGGAGGGCTGCCCGAGTATGCCCAGTTCAGTAAGCCCCCGCTCGTCCGACTTGTTGCTGCGCAGTTACCTGGAGTCGGCTTTAAAAAGTCTCAGGCGGTCGTGGCGCGACTACGGACGGTTAAAGGAATCGCAGATGCGACGGCTGATGACTGGGCGCAAATAGACGGGATAGGAGACGTGCTTGCCGAGCGCATATACCAAGCCATACGTAAGTAGGGGAACGTTCGTGCCCGGCGAGGGGCCGGTGCCCTGCGACTTGATGCTCATCGGCGAGGGGCCGGGGGCGGAGGAGGACAAGTATGGACGGCCATGGGTCGGGAAGGCCGGACGCGAACTCTGGCGATACTTATTTCAGTCAACCCATCGCACCCGAACTAGTGTCTATGCAACGAATCTTGTCAAATACCGTGTGCCAGAGGATGGAGACCCAACACCTGATGATATCGCTAGAGACGCGCCGATATTGGCGCAGGAGGTTCAAGATGTGGCTCCGGAGATTATCGTTTGCTTGGGCCGCTGGAGCGTTCGTCGCTTTCTCGGTGATGTTGATATGGAGGTCTGTCACGGCATTCCACGTCTTGTTGGGCATCGGTGTATTATGCCCATTATCCATCCTGCTGCTGGTCTGCATTCGACGGAGTTTCAGGGGACTATAGCCTGGGACTTCGAGCAGTTGGCAAAATTGTTGCGGGGCGAGATCGAGCCATACGGCGAGGGTGGGCCGGTGGACGAGCGCCCGAACACCGACTATTTTGAGGCCGACGGGTTCACCATGATCGCCGACGCGGCGGTTGATACCGAGGGCAGTGTCCGCAAGCCATGGTGTGTATCGTTTACTGGGACCCCCGGCATGGCGTGTTGCAACCGCATCGGCGGCGTAGACTTCCGGCATATCGTCCTCCACAATGCGCTGCACGACATCGGGGTGCTGCGTGCCACCAATTGTAGTTACGACACATTCGACGATACGATGATTAAGGCATACCTGCTGTGCGTCGAACCACAGGGATTGAAGGCGCTGGCTAAACGCCATTGTGGAATGGAAATGTCAAGTTACGATGAACTGGTGGCGCATGCGAACCGCATGAAGGCCCATCAATATTTGCGTAAGGTGCTAGGGTGGCTAAACAAACAGTCTATCAAAGAGCAAAGCGCGTCCTCGACGACCTCGTCAAGAAGTCGGAAACGGACGTCCGGGCGCGGTGGAAGAAAATCGTCGAGGATGCGCCCGAAGGGTATGATAAAGTCGCGGCGGCCCTAGGCCCGATGCCGGTCGCCGACCTGGACGACATACCCGTCAAGGACGCGGTCGAATATGCATGCCGCGACGCGGACGCCACGCTGCGCATCAACCCGATACTCGACCGGCGCATCGATGAAATGGGCCTTAGGGGGTGCTATGAAATGGACTTGGCGGTCGTCCCGATGGTTGAGCGCATGCATAGTGTTGGCATGCTGGTTGACCGTCGCCACCTTGTCGAACTGGATTCCTACCTCACCGACCTTATGGCGCTGGAGGTACAGGCTGTACGTAAGATTGTTGGGGTTGAGATTAACCCGAATTCTCCGCCCCAAGTGGCCGCACTACTGTTCGAAAAGTTGAAGCTTAAGCCCCGGAAGCGTACGCCCACGGGCATGAATAGCACCCAGGACAAGGTGTTGGAGGCGATGAGAAATGAGCATCCGGTTGTTGGGCACATTATTAAATATCGAGAATATGGAACCTACCGAGATGATTTCTGTCTCAAAATGGTACGTCTACTTGACGAAGACGGGCGAATTCATCCCAACCTTGGTCTCACTAGAGTGTCGAGCGGGCGACTTAACTGCAAAGAGCCTAACCTTCTCGGAATCCCCGTTAGAGAAGAGATGGGTAAGCTACTTAGGTCTGGGTTCGTGGCAGGGCCGGATAAGACTTATGGTTCGTGGGACTTGAACCAGATCGAGATGCGCGAGATGGCGCACCAGAGTCGCGACCCGGTACTTATTTCGAGGTTCGAGAACGACGAGGACATCCACGCCGCGACCGCCGCCGACGTATTCGGCAAGAGGCTGGAGGACGTCAGTGCCACCGAACGTTACGCTGCCAAGCGCATCGGCTTTGGAGTCATTACGGGAATTACAGAGATCGGCCTGGCCGAGCAGATGGCGCTGGCCGGGGCGGAGGGATGGGATGAGCAAAGCTGCGGATGCGCCATCCGGGATTACTTTGGAATATATAAATACGTCCTCCAATTCCTTCACGACTGCCGTGCTGAGGCCCGGCGATACGGTTACGTTCGCGATCGATGGGGAAGAATACGGTATCTCCCTGGAGTGCATTCAGACCTTAAGTGGATTCGCGCCGAGGCTGAGCGTCAGAGTCACAGCTTTAAGATTTCTGCCAGCGCGCAAGGGGTCCTGAAAAAGTCGATGGCACAAATTTGGGAATGGTGGAAGAGCGACGGAATACTCGGGCAAGTGGAACCCCTTTTGCAAGTGCATGACGAACTTCTGCTGGAGGTAGACGATGATAAGGAATTTCGTGAGTACCTCGATACTGGCATGCTTCATTTCCTGTGCAATACTACTAAGCTTCGAGTCCCGATTAAGGCCAAGGGCAGCTATGGCCCGGACTGGGGCAGCCTCAAAGACTGAACCGGGCGATAAATGTGATGACTCACTCTGGCACCACGTGTACCATCCCGAGCGCCTCATCGTCCACATGATGTGCGTGCAGGTAACGGGCACGATCGTTGACGCGTCGGGCGGTCGGCACAAGGACGGGGTACGGCACGAGGCGGACGGCGACACCCACGGCTGGCTCAGGCTCGACCCCGGCCAGGAGCAGTTCACAAATAAAGGCAACGCCGACTGGGAACAAGGGAACCTCGTTTATGAAATAGTGTGCGCATTCCCGGTTAAGCAGCAGGACGCGGTGAGCGCCTGCGCCGGATATCAAAACAAAGTCATACTGCCGGGCGTCGGAAAACACGTGCGGATGTGGGGGTCGTGGGTGCAGGACACCAACCACGGTAAATGGCAAGAATTACACCCGGTCGCGGCGATCGACATTCTTGACAACTGACGGCGCGGCGTGGTATGATAGGGATTGACTAGGAGGCAACCCATGGCAAAGAGCAGGCGCGTACCCCCGGCGCTGGCCGAGTACTTCGACGAGGACGGCAACCCGGTACTTGACCGCTGCCCGTGCTGTCACCATCGAGGATTAGTAGTCACCGGCTCGCGGGCCGAGGGTCAGGTCCATTCCCACGTCACCCGTGGCTTACCGGCGCTGGGCATTCCGGGCGGCTGCGGATACCTGATCGCGTGGCGGCCCCAGCCGCCGTTCAAGTCGGAGATGAGGGAGGAGCCAATTCATGCCTACTGATAACGCTAACGCCAACGGGCAGGCGGTTGATTTCCGCGATTCGGGCCTCAACAAGACGTTCCTCAAGCTGCTGGCGGAACGCCAGGAGTACTCGCAGATTAAGAAGAACGCCGAGGCGGAGGAGAAGAAGCGCAGCCAGACCCTGTGCGCGATGCTTGCCGAGGCCGGGCACAAGACAGTTGTCACGCCTGACTGGCGGGTGACGTTCGTGGAGGGGGTTCACACTCAGATAAGCAAGCAGAAGTTGCTCGACCAAGGGGTAAGCGTAAAAGTGATACAGAAGGCGACGACGCGGACGACGTACGAGACGGTTAACGTTACGGTGAACAAATGAGTGATTCACGATTACAGGACTTACTCGCACTATCAATCGTTCCCCGCTG